AGGATCACTTTGGGTACAAGTAACAATTGATGTAAAAATAAATGAATGGTTTGGTCAATTTTATGACATGATTCAAAAAGCACTTGCTACACCAAATGCAGTTACAATAGAAGAATACTTTGCAAGTCTATTATCATTTATTTCACTAGCAGGAATATATGTTGCACTCTATGTTGTAATAAGTTTTTTTACAGCTCACTATTTGTTTAGATGGCGTACAGCAATGGTTGAATGGTATCATAGTGTGTATGACAAAGCCAGAACAATAGAAGGTGCATCTCAACGAGTACAAGAAGATACAATTAAATTTAGTCGTATAATGGAAGGTTTAGGAACAGCCTTAATTGAATCAGTTATGGTTTTAATTCAGTTTATTCCTATACTGTTTGGATTGTCAATAGGTATTCCAATATACTTTTTTGGTGATTGGGAATATGGATTGATTGCAGGTGCGTTACTTTGGACATTAGGTGGTACTGCCTTTTTAATTGGATTAGGGTATATATTGCGTTTAGTTGGTGTAGAATATGATATACAAGCAAAAGAAGCGGCCTACAGAAAAATACTTGTTATTGCAGAAGATGATGGAACTGTTAGACCAAAGAAAATAGAAGAATTCTTTGATGATGTTCGTAAAATTCATTATTTAAGTTATATACGTTATCTATATTTTAATATTGGTCGAATGGCTTACTTACAAGCAAACGTATTATCCGCTTATGTATTCTTAGCACCAGCAATAGTTGCCGGGGTAATGACTCTAGGTGTAATGCAACAAATAATAAGAGCATTTGGTAGAGTAGAAGGATCAATGCAATATCTATTAAAAGCGTGGCCTACCATTATTGAATTAATAAGTGTTTTTAGGCGCTTAAGAGAATTTGAGGCTAAGCTAATAGAAGAAGAAAAATGAAAACATTTATAATACTTTTTATTCTTGTCTTACTCGTTTCATGTGCTCCCCCTAACTCTCCATTATGGATACGAAGTATGGAGACACTACCTAAGGTTGAAGGTTTTATACAATCAGGAGTGTTTACTATAAATGGAAAACTATATGTACAAAATTGTGATTCAACTGGTAATCAAATATGGATGAGATATAATGAAGAAACTCATTCATGGAGACAAAGTAGGTATAATTCTTTAGGATGTGTCAGAGGTGAAAGTGCAACCGGGCCTGATCCTAGTTAAATAAGAATATATAAATATAATTACAAGGAAGGGTGATTATGGCGATACCTAATAAAAAAGACCGTCTGGGTGACGGAAAGATAAATACAATTAATGAAATGATTCATGATAGTGAAGAAAAATTATGGGAAGGTGATCCGATGAAAGCTTTAATTTATGAAGGAACCGAACGGCGCAAAAAGTTAAATTTTTGGTCTCGCTTTATAATAACAATGTTTGTTGTTGCAACGTTTTTGATTTTAGTATGGTTGTTGTTTTTTGCCACACTGCCTGACGAATCTCGCGATTTACTTAATATTTTGATGGGCGCGTATGTCGCGGTTCTCGGGAAATCCACGGACTACTGGTTTAAAGAAAAAGATGATCCGGAACATAAAGAGATGGAACAGTTCGAAAAATCACAAAACGGGCACAGTGAATAATAGTATTCATTTGTAAACTTAGATCTAGGGAGAGATGGCTAGTCGAAAAGTTAGTAGTACCGAAAAGGATAGCTTGGAGACGCATGTCGATCTATGTGCGGAAAGGTATGCGCGATTGGAAGAAAAATATGATGAATTGAAAGAATCGTTCAAAGAAGATAGATTAATAATACATGAAAGAATTGATAAGGTTAAAACAAGTATAGATGAAATGAGATCCTTATTTATTGAACAACATTTAAAACAAAATAGAATTATCATTACAAGTGCAGTCGCAATTATAATAGCATTACTCAGTGTAATATCAGCCGGCCACTTTTTTTAAAAGATAGGACCCCCTATGTTGACATTTGGTGAACTTTCCAAAATAGACGAAGAAATATTAGAATTTATCGAAGAAGTAGAAGAAGATAATATGCTGTCTGATTTCTTCGAATGGATTGAAATGGAAGATTTAGGACTTGGGGAAGACTTTTTATTTGAAAAAGAAAGTGCTGCTAAGTATACCCAACGAATGAGAAAGCTGGGCCGGCAATCAAAAATAAGAAATAAAAGACAATCCTTCAAAAACAAAAAGAAAAGATCTCAGCTAAGAAGAAAAACTGCAGATAAAATAACAACTTCCACTCGGACCAGAACTCAAAGGCAAGTTATTCCTTCTAATATAATGAAGGCAAAAGGAGCAGCTGGAATCAGAAAAAGAAAAATGTGGAAGGGGCTAAAAGCAGCAATTATTAATAGAAAAATGAAACCAATGAGACGACAAATAATAAGAGATGAACCTAAAAGAATAAAACAAGCACGAAAAAATATGACCATGCATAAGAAATCCGGTCGGTAATCAAGGAAATTAATGTCCCATCATATAAGGGTATGGAATTTTAGAAAAACGCGTCGGGCAATAAAAGAATCAAACGGTGTAACAGTTAGAAAAGAAATTCGTAAAACAAATGTTAAATATAGGCGCGATGATTATTGCAATATGAATCATGAACAATATATTAATTCCATTGATCTTAAACATTTCAAAAAAACTTCAGATCCTCATTCCAATACTCCATACGATTCCGTTGACTGGAAAAACGTATTAAAATAACAGGTAATATATGGGCAAACATTACCTAGGCAATCCAAAACTTAAAGCAGCAAATGTTCCAGTAGAATTTTCTGAGGAACAATTAACTGAATATCTTAAATGCCAAGACGATCCCGTTCATTTTATATCAGAATATGTAAAAATCATTCATGTTGATCACGGCTTAGTAGATTTTAATCTATATCCTTTTCAAGAAAATATGGTTCGCACATTTCATGATAATCGTTTTGTGATATGTAAGATGCCGCGGCAATCAGGAAAATCAACAACTATCATAGCCTTCTTTTTACATTATATACTTTTTAACGAAAATGTTCAAGTAGGTATACTAGCTAATAAAGGATCTCTGGCTAGAGAATTATTAGATAGATTAAAATTATCATATGAAAATTTACCTATATGGATGCAGCAAGGTGTATTGGCATGGAATAAAGGTAACATAGAATTAGAGAATGGTTCAAAGGTATTGGCTGCAGCGACATCATCTTCGGCAGTAAGGGGATCATCTTTTAATATTATTTTTCTAGACGAGTTCGCGCACGTTCCGAAAGAATTAGCAGAAGAATTTTTCACTTCGGTTTATCCTACAATTTCTTCCGGGCAAACTACAAAAGTTTTTATAGTATCTACACCACTTGGTTTAAATCAATTTTATAAAATGTGGGTAGACGCCGAAGAAAAAAGAAGTAATTATATACCTATTGAAGTTCATTGGTCTGAAATTCCTGGCAGAGATGTTGCTTGGAAACAAGAGACCATTCGCAATACAAGCGAAAGACAATTTTCACAAGAATTTGAAACTGAATTTATTGGCAGCACAAGAACATTAATATCTGGCTCAAAATTAAGATCTATGCCATTTAAAACACCAGTCCATACCTATGAAAATTTAGACATATTTGAACAACCAATAGAAAAGCATACTTATACAATAGTAGTTGATACAGCCAAAGGCTTACAATTAGATTATTCCGCTTTCACTGTTATTGATAGCACAGGCCTGCCCTATAAGGTAGTTGCAAAATACAGAGATAATGAAATATCTCCAATGTTATATCCAAACTTTGTTTATAAAGCCGCAAAACATTACAATAATGCATTCGTATTAGTAGAGGTTAATGATATAGGAGAACAAGTCGCGATAATTCTTCATCAGGACATGGAATATGAAAATATGTTAATGATGAATTGGAAAGGTCGCGGTGGTCAGCAATTAGGCGGTGGATTTGGAAAAAACGCACAGTGGGGAGTAAGAACTACAAAACAAGTTAAACGATTAGGATGTCAAACATTAAAAAATTTAATAGAAGAAGACAAACTCATAATTACAGATTATGATATAATATATGAACTCACATCTTTCTCGGCTAAAAAAGAATCATATGAAGCAGAAGAAGGACATCATGATGATTTAGTCATTACCCTAGTAATATTTGCATGGCTAACAAATCAGCAATATTTTAAAGAATTAACTGATTTTGATTTAAGAGAAAAGATGTATTCTGAAAAAATGAAAGAAATAGACGAATCTTATTTACCTTTCGGATTTATTGAAGATGGCCTTGAACCGGAAACAATTGTTGATGATCAAGGAACAAGATGGAAAGTAGAAAGAACTGACCAAAGGCTAAAAGAAACTGGTCATAATGTATTTGGGTGATAGAGACCGAGAAATTATAAATAATCATAGTAACTAATAGTATATGAACTTAATAAAATTTTCAGCGATACACAGGAGAAGAAGATGGCATTTACAGTAAGTCCAGGGGTAGTTACTCGCGAAATAGATTTAACTACGATTGTACCTGAGACCGGAACAACTGCAGGTGCTTTTGCTGGTGCTTTTCGCTGGGGACCTATAGATAAAATTGTTAATGTAAGCAGCGAAGATCTACTGGTAGAAAACTTTCAGAAGCCTGACTCTTCAACATATCTAAGTTTTTTTTCAGCGGCGAATTTTTTAGCCTACGGACAAAATTTGAATGTTGTTCGAGTAGCAAATTCATCAGCATTTAACGCAACTACAGATACCGCAAACGCGGTTTTAATTAAAAGCGATGAAGCTTATTATAATACATATTACTCAGAATATGGAGGATCAGGCCCTTCAGGTGATTTCGGGGAATTTGCATCTAAATATGCCGGAGAATTAGGCAATTCAATGAAAGTATCTTTATGTGGTGCTGATGTAGCCGGCGACGTGCTTTCAGGTACCGTGCAAATAGTTTTTGCCGCAGAAGAGGGAACAGTCACAGGAACATCAACAGCATTCACATCAGAAGTACAAGTAAGTGATGTTGTTCATATCGGAACTGACTTTTACCTTGTAACAGCAATTGGTACTGATTCAGGAATGACAGTTGTATCCTCACAAAATACCGACGTATCTGTCGCAGCTACTTTTACAAGAACTACATCATCTCACTTTAAAGAATTGGGTCAAGACGGATTCGGATCAATAATGGGAACTGTTCAAGTTACCGACTCCGCTAGAAAAGTAATGTCTGGTACAGGTACATATTTTGATCT